CATCACTGATTTAAATGCCGACTCTGTGGTGTGGAGAACAGCTTGGACTAACCAGGTAATAACGATTGAATCGAGTGCAAATACAACAGTGTCAATCTGGGTTTATTGATGGTAATTTATAAAATAACTAATAAAATTAATGGTAAATGCTACATTGGTCAGACATTGAGGTCTTCACCTCAGCATCGTTGGACAGATCATTGTCGTCCTGGTAAGTCTGCTATTAAACAGGCTATCCAGGAATTTGGCAAAGATAACTTTGATTTTGAGGTGATTGCTGAAACTTCTTCATTAGAAGAACTTAACCAGATGGAGATGTTTAACATTCAAGCTTGTCGTGCACTATCCCCTGAAGGATATAACCTTCACACTGGCGGTCATAATCATAAGTGTAGCGAAGAAACTAAAGCAAAAATGTCTGAAATTCTAAAAAGTAGAGTTGTTTCTGAAGAAACTAGAAAGTTAATGTCAACAAATCGTAAGGGTAAACCTAAATCTGCTGAGCATAAGGCGAAAATAGCTGAAGCTCGTAAGGGTAAGAAATACCCAAGGAAGTCTAAATGAGTAATACAACTATCTCTCCAAATATGCAACTAATCGTTCCTTCTCCAAGTGTGGATCCAGGTCCCGATTGGGCAAATAACCTCAATGCTTCATTGGGCATCATCGACCAGCACAACCATAGTCCAGGAAGCGGTGTTCAGATTACGCCTGCGGGCTTGAACATCAGCTCAGATCTTCCGTTTAATACCAACAATGCCACTGGGTTACGCTCTGTTAGGTTTAATCCACAGACTGTTCCTCTAGCACTAGCATCTGACATCGGATGTCTGTATGAATCTGGCGTTGATCTCTGGTACAACGATGGTGCAGGTAATCAAATCCGCATGACTACGTTGGGAAGCGTGAACGGTAGTGCAGGAACTATCACTGGTCTGCCTTCTGGCACAGCTTCTGCTACTTACTCTGCTGGTACTTTTACCTTTCAGAGTGCAACTCTAACTCCAGCCAACTTCTCTGTTGGTCCAATTACCATTGGCCAGAATGTATCTGGATCTAAGACAATCACCATATCTCCTACTACAGGACAAGCAGCCAACTACAACTTGTTTCTGCCCGCTGCTTCTCCTGCAGCTAACCAGTCGCTGGTATCTGATGGATCAGGAAACCTGACTTGGATTAACGCCTATTCAGGGAGTGTTCCTGTCGGTGGTATTCAGGCAATTGCTGCTAACCTTTCTGGTGCTTATTCACTTCCCGCAACTGGAACAGTAGATGCTAATGGTTGGATGCTCTGTGATGGAAGCGCCATTCCAGGTGGTAATACTCTCAGTGGTAGTACTCCTAACCTTACTGGTAGTGTCTTTTTAATGGGAAGCTCTACTGCTGGAAGTACAGGTGGATCTAATGACATAGTAATTGCTCACACCCACGGAGCTGGTTCCTATGTAACTACAGCAAATGTTTCTAATGGCACACTCGCAGCAACAGGTGGTACAGCAGTTCTAACAGGAACAAAGACATTTGCTTCTTACGATCACGTTCACGAATCGCCAGTATTTGTTGCAGGATCAGGCCCTGGATATGTTCTATCCCTTGGTCAAGGTGCAACACTACAGTTTGGTCTCGGCGGTGTCTATAATCTTAACGATGTACATCAAATTTCTACCGGCACTTACGGAACTAGTTATACCTCAGTGCTAACTGCCACTCCCTATAGTTATTCAGGTGATCCAGCTACAGCAACAGTAGGTATTTCAAGTACAGCAGCTGGTTTGACGGGCTCTATATCTGCAGGTAGTTCTAGTGTTACTGGTACCTCAAGTTCTGCAGGTACTGGAAGTGATAGTCGTCCTAACTACATTTCAACAGTCTATCTTATTCGCGTGAAGTGAGGGTAAAGTGATGTTTAAGTTCTCATATAAGAGAAAGTGGCTCTGGCACACATATAAGGTAACTGGATTCAAGGCATCACCAGAAGTTGATCGCATGTCTATCTATTTTGAAGATGGAAGCATGTTAGAGATTGCTCAGTGGTCCAAGTGTGATTGTAAACTAGGCAACGATTACTTTATGTTATTGCACAAGAAGATGGAATCTGAGGCTGGAGTTGCGATTCCGCTGAAGAATGTTGCTAAGTAAGGGATTTCATGAACTATATTAAGCAAGGTATTGACGTATCCTTTGCACAAGGCTTAGATACTAAGACTGATCCAAAGAGAGTTGCGATCGGTAACTTTCTGTCACTTGAGAATACTATCTTCTCTAAGGGCGGACTGTTGCAGAAGCGCAACGGCTATGGACAGTTGGCTAGTCTTCCCAATAATTCAAGTACTTATCTAACTACCTTAAACGGCAACCTCACCGCTGTAGGGACCAGCATTGCTGCCTATAACTCTTCTAGTGCTGCCTGGGTATCTAAGGGTGCTATCCAGCCTCTATCCCTCTCTACTCTTCCTGTCTTAAGAAACAATCTTAATCAGACATCGGTAGATACAGCTGTTGCTCCCAATGGTCTGATGTGCTCTGTTTACCTAGAATCTAATGGAAGCACAACCACCAACAAGTACGTGGTTGCTAACTCGGTTACTGGACAGAACATCACAGCCCCGGCAGTTATTCCTGTGGCATCTGGAACAGTGTCTGGCGGCATGAGAGTGTTTGTTCTAGGAAACAACTTCGTTATTATGTTCACCAACACAATCACCGGCACTGCTCACCTACAGTATATAGCTATAAGCACTAGTAATCCTACAGTTATTGTGACAAACACCGACATTGCCTCTTCCTATATACCAGCAACTACACTGTCGTGGGACGGATTCGTAGCGAACAACACTCTCTACATAGCCTACAACACTACGTCTGGTGGACAGTCTGTCAAGGTATCTACGCTGAGTCATACTCTCAACCTATCTGCTGCTACTACTCTCGCAGGACGTACAGCAACTATGATGAGTGTCACTGCCGACATTACGATTCCTGCTGCCATCATCATCTACGTCAGTTTCTATGACTCAGCTAGTTCGACTGGTTACACTGCTGTACTAGATCAGAACATTAATGTTATCACTGCTGCAACACAGATCATCGCCTCTGGTAGTTTCCTCAATATAACCTCAGCTGCCCAGAACGGATCTGTCCAAGTGTTTGCAGAAGCTGCTAACAACTACGCTTGGGATGCAGCAATTCCTACCCACTTTATAGATAGTGTCTCTGTTACTCAAGCTGGTGTTGTAGGAACTCCCTACGTGGCAATCAGAAGTGTGGGTTTGGCATCAAAAGCCTTCATAATCAACGGTGTAGTCTACTTCCTATCAGCATTCCAGAGCTCTTACCAACCCACTTACTTCCTGATCAATGGTAGTCAGAGTACTTCTGCTGCGCCTGTTATCTCCGCTAAGCTTGCCTACGAGAATGGCGGCGGATACCTCACTAAGGGTCTTCCAGGAGTCACAATCTCTGACGGGAATACTGCTCAGATTGCCTATCTCTACAAGGACTTGATCGCTGCTGTCAACAAAGACACCAATGTTCCTACAGGGACCCAGATAAATGGTATCTACTCTCAGACCGGTATCAATCTGAGCACCTTCGAGATAGGTACTCAAGGATTGGACACTGCAGAGATTGGCCTAGACCTACATCTATCTGGTGGTTTCCTGTGGATGTATGATGGATACCTACCAGTTGAGCATAATTTCTTCCTATGGCCAGACACTGACCAGGCAAACCCAACAGATACTGCTACTTGGAGCGCAACTGGCGGTTCTATGGCAGCAAAACCGGATGGTGCCACTAATGCTAGCGCTTACTTCTACCAAATTACTTATGAATGGACTGACAATCAAGGAAATGCATTCCTTAGTGCTCCATCTATCCCTATAGCAGTTACAACTACTGGTTCAGGAACAGCAGGTAGTGTTGCTCTCAATATTCCCACCCTGAGACTTACCGCAAAGGTTGCCAATCCTGTAAAGATCTGCATCTATCGCTGGTCTGTGGCTCAACAGGAATACTATGAGGTCACTTCTATCGCTACTCCGCTGTTGAATGATACTACAGTGGACACGGTGACGTTTACCGACACCCTAGCTGATGCCACTATTCTTGGGAATAGACTTATCTATACGACTGGTGGAGTTATTGAAGATGTAAACGCTCCGGCTTCTAACCTGATGACTCTATTTGATACTCGTCTCTGGCTTGTCGATGCTGAGGATCCCAACTTGCTGTGGTTCTCTAAGCAGGTAATTGAAAATACTCCAGTTGAGATGTCTGACCTGCTCACCATGTACATAGCACCTACTACTGCGGCTCAGGGATCTACTGGTCCCATCACGGCTATTGCTCCCATGGATGACAAACTCATCATCTTCAAGGGCAACGCTATCTACTACATCAACGGTACAGGTCCTGACAATACTGCTTCGAATAACCAATATAGCCAGCCCATTTTCATCACCTCTACTGTTGGTTGCATGAACCAGCAGAGCATCGTGTTTATGCCAAATGGTCTCATGTTCCAGTCTGATAAGGGTATCTGGCTTCTTAGCCGTGGATTAGATGCTAGCTATATTGGTGCTCCAGTTGAGCAATATAACTCAGGAACTGTTGAGAGTGCTCAGAATATCCCTGAGACCAACCAAGTCCGCTTCATCCTGAATACTGGCATCACCCTGATGTACGATTACTACTATGGTCAATGGGGTACGTTCGTTGGTGTTCCTGCTTTATCTAGCTGCATATTCCAAGGACTTCACTCTTTCATCAATAAGTTTGGCGGAGTATACCAGGAAACGCCTGGTCTGTACGTGGATGGTTCTAACCCAGTATTGATGCAGTTCACAACTGGACCTATTAGGCTTGACGCTCTCCAGTCTTATCAGCGTGCCTATGAGTTCTTCTTGCTGGGTGAGTATGTTTCGCCCCATAAGCTGCAGATCGGTATCCTGTACGATTACGCAACCTATCCATCACAGACAGTACTCATATCTCCCACCAACTTTAATCCTACTTATGGGAATTCAAGTCCATATGGTGAAGGAAGCTACGGTGGGAATAGCACCACGGAGGAGTGGCGTATCCATCTGAAGAACCAGAGATGCTCAGCTATAGGTATCTCTCTACAGGAAGTCTATGATGGTAGTTTTGGTGTAGCCGCGGGTGCTGGCTTTACACTGAGTGGTCTGAATATTGTCTGTGGTTTCAAGAGCAAGTTCCGCACGATCTCTTCCGCCCACAGTGCAGGGTAACGTCCCATACGGGACTATTATTAGGCTGCAACGTGCCTATCCTTCACCAGGAGTCCGTGTGTCGCTTTATAGTAGATACCTCAACGAACGAACAAACGACCACATCCTGGAGACAGAGTGTGGCTTCGCTACCTACCGATTTCTCAACGAAAAACAAGTGTATATCATTGATATTTATGTGGTTCCAGACTTTAGGAAGGCTGGGATCGCTTCTCTATTGGCTGATCAGATCGCCGATGAAGCTAAGGCCAAAGGATGCACTGAGATGATTGGCACAGTAAATCCCTCGTGCAAGGGTGCCAAAGATAGCCTTCAAGTCCTATTTGCCTATGGCATGGACCTGCAAAGCTGTCACGATAACGTCATAATTTGTAAGAAGGATTTGTAATATGGGAGCTATAGGCGGATTAATTGGAACTGCTGGCGGTGCAGCTGGAACAGGTTTTGCTAAACCTCAGACCACTAATATTGCTCAAAGCACAAATGCTGGACAAGTTCAGGGTGCAACTGGTGACGTTATAACTGATACTGCTGCTCAGAATGCTCTCTTGAATGCTCTCCAAGGACAGAATCCTGTTCAGCAACAAACCAATGCTGCTGCTCAGCAACAGACCCTAGCTGGTCAACTCGCTGCCAACAATGGTGCACAAAATCAAGCCACTGTCTATAACCAAGGTCAGACCCTCAACGGCCAACTAGCTAATGCTGGTGGCGTAAATGCTCAAACTGGTGCCCTAGGTCAATCACAGAATCTTAGTAACGCTTTATCTGGTGGCGTTGGTGTCCAAAATTCGGCTATCACTGGTCTACAAGGCGTCGCTGGTCAACAGCAGGCTACAGCTGGTCAACTTCAGGGTATTGCTAACGGCACAGGCCCTAATCCTGCCCAAGCGGCACTCAACCAACAGACTGGCGCTAATGTTGCTAATCAAGCTG